GGGGAGGCGGTGAGGTTGACGCGGGAGCTGCGGTCGCTCATGGCAGAGCTGCCGGACGGCGTACCGGCCCCGCCGGATCCGGGAGGCGGCGAGGGTGAGCGTGACGCCATTGACGACGAGCTGGCCGAAATCGTGGGGAGCGGCCCCGAGATGGGCCACGCGGCGCACTCCTGAGCGGCCGACGTTCGGCCCGCGGGTGGGGCGTATGGCTCGCCTGCTCGGAATGCCGCTCATGCCGTGGCAGCAGTACGTAGCTGACGTGGCGCTGGAGGTGGATCCGGTGACCGGGTGGTGGGCGTACGACAAAGTGCTCCTGACGGTGCAGCGGCGAGCGGGCAAATCGGCGCTCGATACCGCGGTCAAGGTGGATCGCATGGCCACCGGCAAGGATCGCAAGTTGTGGATGAGCGCTCAGGGTGGCGAGGAGGCGCTCGAGCTGTGGCGCGAGACGTGCCGGCTCCTCGAGCTGTCGCCGCTCGCGGGCAAGTTCCGGGCGTACACCACCACCGGCAAAGAGCGGCTGATCTGGCTACCGACGAACAGCCGGCTAACCCCGATCCCGCCGAACGGTGACAAGCTCCACAGCAAGGCGATTGACCTCCTGAGCCTCGATGAGCTGTGGGCGTACGACGCGGAGGCCGCAACCAAGATGAAGGCCGGTTACCGGCCGACATTCCTCACGACGAACGCTCAGGCGTGGCTCATCTCCACGATGGGAACCGAGCTCTCGATCTGGCTGAATCAGGAGCGGCAGGAGGGCCGGCGGGCCGTCGAGCTGGGCGCGAACCGCGGTACGGCGTACTTCGAGTGGTCGGTTCCGGAGGTGATCAACGGGACCAAGACGCGTGACCTCGATGACGACGAGTTGGTCCGGCTCATCCTCCAGTACCACCCGGCCGCCGGGGTCCACCCGCTCATGCCGACGAGCAAGCTCGAGCAGTTCGTCAGGGACGACCTCGCGGACGAGCTGATCGGCCGGGTCGGGGTGCTGCGGTCGTACGGGAACATCTCGACTGAGGACGAGGGAGAGCGGCTGTTCCACTCCTCGATCGTGACCGCGACGACGACGCTCGAGCGGATCCCGCAGAGCGCGACACCGTTCCTGGCGTTCGACGTTGACCCCAAGCTCCGGGCGGCGAGCATCTCCGCCGGCTACCGGGATGCGCGCGGCGTGGGGCTCGTGGAGCTGATCGAACACGGGCTCGGTACCCGGTGGGTGGCCGGCGCGGTGATCGGCTACCTCGAGCGGAACGGGATCCGGCGGGCGACGTGCAACAACGCCGGCCCGGCCCGAGACGTGGCGGACGAGCTCGAGCGGGCGGGGTACGAGGTGCAACGGGTGAGCGCACCGGACTACTCCGCGGCGTGCGTGCGGTTCCACGAGCAGATCAAGGCGGCCCGGCCGTACGTGCTGCACTACGGTGACTCCGACACGGTGGACGCGTTCGCGCGGGTGGCGTGGCGCAAGCTCGGTCAGGGACTCGCGTTCGATACGACCGGTGAGCCGATTACGCCGGTGACCTCAGCGACACTTGCCCTGTGGGGTGCCGATCACCCCCCGGTTGTCGAGCCGGAACGACCACGATCGAGGGTGTACTGATGAAGCGATCTGTAGTGATCCAAGTGATCGGCGGGCTCCTGTTCGTCGGCGCTTTGGGTGTGCTCGCCGGCCCGGTCTGGGCCGTGCTCGTGGCGGGGGCGCTGTTGGTTGCTCTCGGCACCGCGGCAGAGGCCGGGTGGTTGTGATGGGGCTCGGGAAGCGGTTCCGTCGCGTCGAGCCGGACGACCAGCACAACCGGTTTGCCGGGTCGGGGTTCGAGCTCGTGATCGACGGAAACCCGATCAACAACCCGCTACAGGCGTACGGCGGGGGGCTCGGTCTGCCGGCGGCGTGGCGCGCGAGCATGAAGATTTCCGACGCGATCGGCTCGATCAACTGGGACTTGTGGCGGGTCGTCCGTAACCGGCGGATCCGGCTCCCGCGGCCGTCGCTCCTACAGCAACCGGCCCCGCCGGAAATGCTCATGACGACGTTCTCGAGCTGGGCGCTCGATCTGATCTGGCACGGGAACGCGGTCGGGCTCATCGCCTCGAGAGACTCGGACGGCGTACCGGACGCGATCCTCCCGATCCCGGCGAACCAAGTCGGGGTCCGCCGGGTCGGATACGAGGGCCGGACCGGGCTCCCGCTCGGTGCGATCCGCTACTCGATCGGCGGTCAGGAGTTCGGCCGGGACGAGATGTTCCACGTGAAGGGGCCGTGTCAGCCGTCCGACGTACGCGGGTGGGGTGTCCTCGAGGCGCACCTTCGCGGGTGGGGCGGCTCCGGTGCCGGGTCGCTCGATCTGGCGCTCGAGCTACAGCGGCAGGCCGCGGCCGCCGGCGGCGGTGACGGCGTACCGACTGGCATCCTCAAGTCCGAGAATCCCGACCTCACCGAGACAGAGGCCGGCGACATGCGGCGGCAGTGGTACCGGAACCAGCGCTCCCGCTCGATTCAGGTGCTCAACGCAACGACCTCGTTCGAGGCGCTCGCGTGGAACCCCACCGAGCTACAGCTCGTGGAGGCGCGGAAAATGAGCCTCCTCGAAACCGCGCTGATCTTCGGCCTACAGCCGTCCGACCTGGGCGCGGAGACCAGCAACCGGACGTACCGCAACGACAACGCGGAGGACGTGAAGTTCACGAAATGGGGGCTCCGCGGGTATCTCGGCCGGTTCGTCGCGGAGCTCTCCCGGCTGTGGATGGACCCGAACCTATGGGTATTGCCGGACACCGACGAGTTCACCCGGCCGGACGCGCTCACTCAGGCTCAGATCGGACAGATTCAGGTCACGAGCACGACGCGCGTTCCGAACGAGCTCCGCGCTCAGGATGGGTTGCCCCCGCTCGAGGGTGGCGACGAGTTGCCGACGACGGCACCGGCCGTCCCGCAGAATGGCACTGGAGGTGCTGTAGATGACCAGCAAGGCGACGAGCAGCAAGGCGACCAAGGGCCGGGGAACGACGACCCGGAGGACTCAGGCCCCGACGACACCGGCATCGGAGGCTGACGACTGCACCGTCCCGGACGTGATCGAGTGCAAGCTCGAGACGTGCCACCGAGAGGCATCGATGGACGGGCTGTGCCCCGGACACTTCGTGACCCGAGCAGACCTGAGGAGCTGACCTGCTGTACCGCTCGTTCACCCCTGACCTCGAGGTGCGCTCGGACGGGGACGGCCGCACGATCGTCGGCATCGCTGTTCCGTACGGCCGCACGATCAACGTCCCGAGCGAGGGCATCCGCGAGCGGTTCGCACGGGGCGCGTTCAACCACCAGCTCCGGGCGGCGAACCGGATCGCGTTCGCGCGGGATCACCTCCCGTTCGGCGGCGTGCTGATCGGCGCGACCAAGCTCCTCCGCGACGACGCGGCCGGGCTGTACGGCGAGTGGCGCGTCAGCCGTACCGCGATGGGTGACGAGACGCTCGAGCTCGTCCGCGACGGTGCGCTCCGGGAGCTGTCGGTCGGGTTCCGGGAGCGGCGTAACCGGATGGTCGCGGATGCCGGCGGCCCGATCACCGAGCGAGTCAAGGCGGACGCGTCGGAGGTCGCGGTCGTCATGGCCGGCGCGTACGGCAAACAGGGCGCGGTGATGACCGGAGTACGGTCCCTCGCGCTGCCGGACACCCCCGAATGGGAGCTCGAGGAGGAGCTCGAGGACCCGCACGCGGCCGCGCTCCGGTCGCTCGAGGAAACCCGCCGGATCATCGAGGGACTCCGGCCGCTCCCGTTGCCCTGATCTACCATCGGTGCCGTAGGCGTACGGCACCCCTGCACTCCTGAGGCGACACCCCCCGGCTCGAGCTCCCTCTCGAGCCGGGGCACCCCGGTCAGGCGGAACGGCAGACACCCCGGCGTGATGAACCCACACGACCGGAGGACACAGACCGTGAACCCCTACCTCAAGGCGAAGCGCGACCAGTACGAGGCGCTCCGGAAGTCCATCGAGGGCATCCACTCCCGCGCGAGCGAGCACGACAACGGCGACGGCACCAAGGGCCGGGCGCTCACCGAGCAGGAGAACACCCTCGTCCGTGAGCAGAACACGAACGCTCAGAAGCTGTTCGATGAGATCGAGGAGCTCACCAAGATCGACCAGCGGAACCGGCGTATGGAGGAGCTCGCCGGCGACCTGCTGACGAACGAGGACCGGAGCCGCTCGCTCGGCGGCGGCACCTCGAGCACGAGCGCGAAGGACCGCGACCCCGGCCACTACCGGAGCGCGAAGGACGGCGGACAGCACTCGTTCTTCAGCGACCTGTACCGCTCCAAGGTCAACCACGACGAGCTCTCGACCACCCGGCTCGCGGAGTACACCCGCGCGCTCGACACCGGCGGCGAGGGTGTCGGCATCGTCCCGCCCAAGTGGCTCACCGACGAGTTCGAGACGCTCGCCCGGCAGGGCCGGCGCGTGGCGAACGCGGTCCGGAACATCCCGCTCGGGGACGACCCGCGGCCGATCACGCTCCCGCGGCAGACGGCCGGTACCGATGCCGTGGTCGCGGAGCAGGTGAACGAGAACGACCCGGTGGACGGGACCGACGCGTGGGACTCGGACGTGCACGTGGTCACCCCGAAGCCGACCGCGGGCAAGCAGACCGTGAGCCGGCAGATGATCGACATGTCCACCCCCGCGGTGGACCAGCTCATCTACGGCGATCTGATCGAGGTGTACGACGACAAGGTGGAGCTGAAGGTCGCCGGCGCGATCGTCACCGCTGCCGGTGCGGCCGTGGGCACGTTCGCGAACGAGGCCGCGTTCGAGGCGAGCAACGGCGGGGCGGCCTACGATGCCGCGATCGATCTTCAGATCGCGGTACGTCAGGCGCGCAAGCGGCCGGCCGACCTCATGTGGATGAGCGTTCGCCGGTACGGCGAGCACCTCAAGTTGAAGGACTCGACCGGGCGGCCGCTCGTGCCGGGTGACTCCGGTGGGCTGATGAACATCATGGGCGTGGGCGAGGTCGCGATCGATGGTCGGTTCGCCGGCCTCCCGATCGTGGCATCGGACGGGTTCGGCACCACGGCGTACCCGGAGTCGTACGGCGTGATGCGCGCCGGTGACACGGTGCTGTTCGAGTCGAGCCTCCTGCGGTTCCGGTTCGAGGAGGTCAGCGGCCCGGAGTCCATCGTTCTCGGCATCTGGGGGTACACCGGCGTGATCGTCCGGCAGACCCCCGGCGCGATCGGTACTCAGTCCAAGTCGGTTCGCCGGCAGGTCGTCACCGCGGCTGTCTGATCGACTCGAGCACGGGAGGACGGCACCATGTGGAAACCCAGCTACGTCACGACGGACGAGGCGAAGGAGTATCTCCGGATCCCCTCGACCGACACCGCGGACGATGTTCGGTTGGGGCTCGACGCGGCGGCGGCCTCCCGTGCGATCGATCGGGCGACCCGGCGGCAGTTCGGCAAGCTCGACGCGGCCGCGGCGCGGTACTACACCGCGCAGTACGACTGCGACCGCGGATGGTTCGTGACGATCGATGACCTCCAAGACCTCACCGGCCTCGAGGTCGTCTCGGACGGCGCGACCATCACCGACTACCG